GAATGGCTTGGGGAATGGATCCACTTTCAAGGTTCTCGTACAGCCCGTCGTACACCGCACGGAACACCCTAGACTGGTCATTATCCAAATTCTCCACAACCCACTTACGAACCCCTCCAAAGTCCTTGCCCTTCATGGACTTCACCAAGCCCTTGATCTGTAAGTCACCAATGGTCTGTAGAATACCTACATCAATCTTGCCCGACGCTGCGTACCGCTGCAACTCGTTCAGGGTTCGGCGGAAGTCAGGAAAGTGCTTGGACACCAGTTGAGCCACCACTTTTTTGTCGTACTTCACCCCTTCAGTCTTTAGGATTTCCTCTGCTCGTTTCAGGAACTGTACCGCCATCTGCGGCTTTTCCTTCTGCGGAATCCTGAAGTCAATGCACGTGCATCGGGAGTGCAGCGGCTCAATCACCCTGTTCTTGAAATTACAAGTCAGAATGAAGCGGCAGTTTGCAGCAAACTCCTCAATAAAGCCACGGAGCGCGGGTTGCGTGGACTGGGCGTTAGAGTAGTCAAATTCGTCTAGGATGACTACCTTCTTAACGCCTTCGGTAAGACTGACCGTGGACGCAAACTGCCGTATCTTTGTGCGGAGGGTGTCAATGTTTCCGTCCTCCGAGCAGTTTACCATGATCCAGTCACAACCAAGGTCGTTGCATAGTGCCTTGGCTACCGATGTCTTGCCTACCCCTGCTCCTCCTGAAAGGAGCAGGTTCTGCGCTTCCCCGCGCTCCACCATTTGAGAGAATGTTTCTGCCGTTTCTGTGGGCAGAATACATTCACCAACACTCTGTGGTCGATACTTCTCACACCACAGACCTTTCAACGCTTCGTTCGTAGTCACGCTCAAGCCTCGTAAGAAGAGTCTCCGTTCAGGGCAATCCAGTACGTCAGGGGTTCATTCTTGTTTGTAAAGCAACTCACAATCTTTTGGGAAATCGAAACACGGTAATCGCCCTGAAGAATCTTGAGATTGTCAACATCAAAGATGAACTCAAAGGTTGCACCCGATGTGTTGTCACCAACCTCAAGCGAATAGAAGTTGCTTGTGGTGTCACTCTTGTCCACCACGGCTAGTTCAATCTTGCTGCCGTCTTCAGAAGAGCGTACACACAAGTGCTGAACCTGAAGCACAGACGCGGCTTTCATTACTTCTGCGAAATCCTTTGCCTTCAGGTCAAACTCCACCACCGCAGTAGGCATGGTGATGCGCTTGTTTGTGGAAGTCACAAGATTTTGTGCACAGTAGTAGTACCGCACACTTGATCCGCCGCTCTTCACGGTGACAAAGTTCTCGTCAAAGATAAAGTCGGGATCCTTGAACAGGCTCACCGTGCCAAGAAACTTGTTCAAATCCCAAATGGCAAACTGTCGGGGGAAAGTTTCGTCCACACGGGCTTCGGCAAGAATATTCTTCGTGGACGAAAGGGTAGTCAGCAGATTACCCTCGTTCACTAGAATTCCTGAATTGATGGTTGAGAAGTTCTTGAGGATGTCCAAGGTTCTCCTGGAAATCTTCACTCCGGTTTCACTCTTCGTCTTCATAGTCATAGTCATCACGCAGATCCTTTCTTCCTGCATTTAAATCGTCCACAATGTCTTTCAGGTGCTTCTTTTCCTCTGAACGACGCGCACTCTTGTGCTTTCTTTCAACACTCTTCCACGCCTTCTTTGCGCGAGTGTCTGTTTCCGATCTCCATTCTTTGTTGCTCATCAGAAGTCTCCAATATCCTCCGTAAGGTTGCGAAGCCCATTCTCTATCATGTAGTTGAGAATCTTACCTCTGCTAGGGGTAAAGGGCATATTCCATTCGTTTTCAATTTTTTCAACCTGCTTGGACGGCAAGTTAAGCAAATCAATCAGCGTCTCGTTGCGATTCCACGCAATCCGGTACTTTTCCTGAACGTGTCCGTTCTCGCGGATGAAATCCACGAGTTCCTTCATGCGCTTTCCTGTAAGGGGGTGCTGACGCTTTCCGTCTGTGACAAGACAATCGTCGTCTGAAAGAATGTTCGGAACACCGTCCGATGAGTCGCCCTTGATGATGTGTTCCATCAAGAACTGCTTGGGGTTCTCTACTTCCACAAACTTCTTTTGTAGTGGCGAGTACTGTGCCACCCCAGGAAAGATGTGGAGTTGAGAAAAGTCCTTGTCTCCGCTCAAAATGAGTACCTTTTCGGTTTGGTAGTACCGCTTTGCAAGGTACGCAATAATGTCGTCCGCTTCGCACCCGCTCACAGCAATGGTGCGATACGGAAACACTTCCTTGATTTCGTCGCGCACAGTGTTCAGGATACGGTAGAACTCGTCCCACTTGGCTTGATCGTCCTTGCGAGTCTGACGGCGATTGGCTTTGTACAACGGAAAGAATTCGCGCCGCCACGACTGTCCCGAGTCATTGCAGATCACCAGTTCACCGTACTCACGATGAAACTTCTTGCGATACGTTCGGTACGTGTTCAGCACTATGTGCCGCACCAAACGCTCATCAATCTGTCCAACGTCTCGCTCTTGTGCAAAGATGGAGGACATGAGTACCTGCGAGTTGTCAACTAGAATCATTGCTGTACCTGTAGAATGAGGCAGTGCTTGTTGATACGACCGTTTGCCTCTGCGGTCTTGGTTTTCACACCATTCAAATACCGAACCGCTGCGGAGAAAGTCTTGCGGCATCCACCTTCGTTCATCAAGAACTCTTGTGGCTTACGCACGGTTTTCTCAAACGACTTGCCTGTGTCCCAACCGTAGACAGTAGACCCCTTCACATGGAGTCCTGCCTTTGGTTCCACCGCTACAAACACGGTTGCCTTGTTGTTCTTGGTGTTGAACACAATGAGTCCTTGTGAACCAATCATACTAGCAGGCGGCACAGAAGCAACTCCAAACTCGTCACTTTTGGGCATAAACTTTAGCCCACGAACTTGGTGTTCCGGTGGCTTGACTTTGCGCTTCCGAGGCTTTCGTACTTGCTTCAGCAGCCCCATGCGGTCACGCATTATTTGAACAGCGGATTCAAATACTCCAACCGCTTGCTTCAGGTGCTTTGGTTTGAAATATGAGTACCCCTCCACTAGGTCGGAGTCTGTTTCGTCCAGTGCTGCCCGTAGATCCACAGCCGTCCGCAGCAGGCGGTCACGAATCACCGCAGCGACGGGTCCGGTCATTTCTGTGTTACGTACCCACCGCGTTAAGGGTTCTTCCTTTGCCTTGCCTGAAGTAATTGTGTTAACGGTGTTGTCAATCACAGGCTCTAAAACCGTTAGGAGGGCGTTTGCCTTTGCCTGAATTCGTTCTTGCACATTGGGTCGGTCTGCTCCATCGGAAGCCGCTGGAGTGGCTTCCCTAGCCTCTGCAAGCAGTTCCCCCGTCCACTTGTCCATTTGCTCCTGTTGGGCAGGGGAGAACGGGAAACCACGGCTATGGAGACGGCAATACGGAGCCAATGTCCGTAGGGTAGACTTGCTGCCTCGGTGACACACCCGTGCTCCGTCCTTGTCTCCTCGGGTTTTAAGATATTCGGCAACCCACTCCTTTGCCTGTGGAAATTTAAAGTTCTCCCTGTACCAGTACAGGCACTTGTCTAGTACAGACTCCAATTCCTCGGGCGTGGAGTCGGTAGGGAACAGAGGTTCGGACAGGAGACGTTGCCGCGACGATTGACGAGTCATGGTGAGCATAGTTTGCTAAAGTTGTTGATCTTCTTGTATACTAGCACATTTGGGAACTTGTCAAGTAGTTGGTCTGATTTATGGCTGATGATGAATATGTTGTTTGACTTGCCCATCCCTTGGAGTATTTTAATTACCTCTTCCGTGCCCATGCCGTCAAGGGAAGAATCAAATACTTCGTCAAGAATAAGCAGATTGGTGTTTGCGCTATTTTTCATTCGGGCAATGTCACGCCACGCAAGCAGCAGGCTAACGTCTATACGCAATTTTTCGCCCTCACTAAAGTTGTCGTAAGAGAACTCGTCGCGGTAACGGCTCTTGATTACTTCAGTAAAATCCTCCGTCAGGGTGAACTGGGCAAAGAAGTCCATTGTGACAAGGTACTTGTTAATGATTTTATTCAACGCAGGAATGTATTTACGAATAATCTTGCGCTTGATTCCGCTGTCCTTTAACAGAACTGACGCTACATCCATTGTGTGTGCAGACTCCACCAGTCCCTTGCAGTCACCTTCAAGCCCCTTGTGATGTGTTTGCAGTTCTTCAAGAGCAGCAGTTTCGATAGCCACGCTCCGCTTCTCGCTCTCGGTTTTTGCAATCAGATCAGCCAACCACTTGATGTACCCCTTACACGCAACAATTTCAGAGTCCACACCACCCATTTGGCTCTTTGCAGACTCTATCTGTTGCACCACTTCGGTGTTCTGCTTTACCACTGCCTTCGCGGAATCAATCATGGCAGCAATCTTGTCGATGCCCTCCTGCAACTCCACCTGACGGGCTTTCTTCTTTCCAATCATTCCATCACGGAACTCGTGGGCTAGTCCACTACGGCACACCGGACACTCTTCGTTGTCGTGGTAGAAGCCTTCCTCTTCCTTTGCTTTACGCATAGCCGTTTCCATGCTTTTACGCACAGACAGCATTTGGGTGAGACTGTCTCGCTGCTTGTCTGCCGATTCCACGCTCTGCGAAAGCGCAGCAATCTGCTCCTGTAGAGCCACCTTCTTCTCTAGCAGGCTTGCCAGTTCAGTCTTGTCTTCCTCCAGTTTTTTGGAGTACGACTCTATTTGCTCGTCTGCCTTCTTTTGAATCATGTCAACAACATTTTGCTTGTTGGCAATGTTCAAGTTAAGCGTCTTCAGATCTCTCTCTATTTCACGGATCCGTTCCTTGGTTTCAAGAATTCGGCTCTTCAGGATCTCGTTCATCTTGGAGAACACATCAATGTCCAGTAGGTTCTCCACCACGGTTCGGCGGTCGGCTGCGGACAAGCGCATAAACGGCACGTAGTTCGTGGATCCAAGAATCACTACCTGACAGAATGTCTTGTAGTTCATCTTAAGAATCTGTGTTTCCAAAATCGTCTGGTAATCTTTTACCGTTGCAGTCTGATCCACCGGCTTGCCGTCACGCTCAATGGCAAACACCTTTGGAGACATTCCACGGGTCACCTTGTACGAGTTACCGTTGGTGTGGAATTCAATTTCCACCAAGCAGTCCTTGCCGTTGATGGAGTTCACCAACTGGGGTAGATTGATGTTGCGGAACGGCTTGCCGTACAGAACAAAGGTGAGGGCGTCCAACATGGTAGTTTTGCCTGCACCGTTTTCTCCACACACAAGAGTAGTGGAGTGCTTGTCCAACTGCACTTCAGTGAAGTGGTTGCCAGTACTCAACAGATTCTTCCAACGAATTTTTGTGAATGTGATCATACTTTGGCGTTTTGGTTCAGCGATTCCACATACAGTTCTCGCACAAGATCCTTTAAAGCCTGGGAATTGCTCAACGAGTCCATGCTGTCGATTTCCTTGTTGATTGTTGCAAGAGTGTCCTCTGCAAGGTCAACGGTATCAGTTTCAGACTGGTTGTCAATAGCAACAGAGTCAATAATGGTGACTCCCTCGGGCTGCACAGAGTACAAGGAGTCTACAAACTTCTCAAACAGGTACGGCTTGGTCTTTTTCTCAACCACCACACGAACATAGTGTCCCCGCACACGATCTTCGGGGAAGGTCAAAACCTCTGTTTGCTCCAGTGCGGAGTCATCGTAAGTAATCTTTGTAAAGATGTTGTGGGGGTTGACTACAAACTCTAGTGCACCGCTCTCGGTGTCCAAAATATGGAAGCCCTTCTTTTCACCGTAGTCGGACATGGTGATCTGATACGGACATCCCAAGTAGTGAATGTTGTCCTTGCTGTGGCGAGTGTGGAAGTGTCCTGTGTACACTGCCTTGAATCGTGCAAACGGGTCTGCCTTCATTCCGCCTTGGAAGATGGAGTTACGCATGACTTGGAATCCGTCCAGTTCCAAATGCCCACACAGAATATCTGCTTCACAGGTTCGCACAAAGTCCATAGACTCTGCTTCGTTTTCTTTGTTGATCCACGGCAGCATAGCAATCTTCATGGACCCAAATTGGAGAACCGTTGGCTTTTCGTAAACCGTGAACGCGTTGTAGAACAGTTCTCGTGGTGAGTTTACATCGCTGCGGTTCTTGTAAAAAATGTCGTGGTTGCCCAAGATGCAGTGCATCTCCAACCCGCTGTCGTGCAACTCCTGAATGAATCCCGTGCGTACAGCGTTGAGTGTTGCAAAATTCACAAACTTGCGGCGATCCAAAAAATCACCCAAGTGGATGACAGTAGTGATTCCCTCTGCTTGCAGACGGGGAAAGAACACCCTCTTGTAGAAACGCATAAAGTGTTCAAGGAACACTGGTGAGTCGGATCGCGCACCAAAGTGCGTGTCCGCTAGAATTGCAATTTTCACTTCTTGCCTTTCGCCTTCTTCTTTACTGTAACCTTTGGCTTTGCCTTCTTTGGCTTACTCACACGCTTCTTCCCCTTAACTGTCTTCTTTGGCGGGGGAGGCGGTGCTTGCTTTTCCTTGTCCTTCTTGTCAAAGTTGTTGATGTCTGTTTCTGTCAAGAAAATGGCGTTAGTCTCAAAGTTGTCTCCCACCTTGAGGTAATTGTCTCGTATCCAGTTACGCATTTGCGAGTCTACATTACTCATCTCAATCTTCTTGAGTTTAATGTACGCTTGCTTCTTCTCCTTCTGTATACGACGGAGAAACGCGTAGTAGATTATTTGAGTAAAGTACGAGAACGGATTAGTTGACTTCTTTGGATCGAAATTGTATGCGTACAGCAGACAATTTTCTATTCCATCGGATATCATTTCGTCCCTATACGGATAGTTTATGAAATTAGGCTTGCGGGACAGGTGTTCCGCAATCTTCATAAAGCACTCACCAATGTAGTGAGTAACAGGCGGATGCGGAGTTCCTGCTGCATCCGCAGCGTCAACCTGCTTTCTCCAAGCACTCATTTCCGTAAAGAACTGTTCATTGTCGATGTAATGGTCACGTTTCTTCTTTGCCATGCTGTTCCTTTCGCACAAGATAATCTATCACTCGGGCTTGTCAAGCCCATCGTCCTTTTTCTTTTCGTCTTCCAAATAGTCCTTTATGAACGGCGACCAGTCCGCAGGCTTGTTGCCAAACTTGGGATCGGTCTTCTGCTTTTCGTCAGGCTCTTTCCAGTCGCTTCGTGAAATTTTTTCACGGCGAGAATTGGGAGGATTCTGTTTTGGGCGACGCTTCTTTTCGTGTTCCTCTTCCATGTCCTCGAAAATATCGTCCAAAAATTCTCCCGTAAGAAAGTCTTGAATACTGTCCTTCAAGTAATCCATGAATCCGTTGTTGATCCACGCTTCCATGATCTCTTGAGGAACGCCAATTGAAAATGTAATGCTCTTTGGTGGAATAAACGGATTGCTTTGGGGAGGCGGTTGCTGCTCACCATAACCATTCTTTTGGTGTTCGCGCATGAAACGATCCACTTCTTCCTCCAGTTCGCACTGCTCCTCTTCTGTTAGTTTTAAAGGAGCAGTGATGTTAGGCGCAACTGGAGTTGAATTGGGGGGCGCGGCTTCTAACGGAAGTTTTGGTGTATCTTTTCCTGTGTCTTGAAGTTCAATCTGACGGGAGTACAGCGAAGTAATTTCAGGCGACGGATCAAAATCCACAAGCACAAAATCTTGGGGAATCTCTGCGCTTGGCGAGTTTGTGCACCCCAACCAGTCAGTAAAGTAAGTTACTTGTCGTTTGGAGCCTGTAAACGGATCTGCCTGTACCGCGTTGACCACACGCATAGGACGCTGCAACTTAATCTTGTCTTTGTTTTTACCAGCGTACCGCGCCACAATCTCTTCGCCACTACGTAATTTAAATACGCGGAGTTCAGACTTCTTTCGGGATCTCATGGCGGTTCTCCTAGTTGAATTTTGACCACTCGGTAGTCAAACCCTTCAGACTTGTATATTTGCAGACGCTCATTCATGTGTCGTAGAGTGTGATTCTTCCACGATTTCCACGACAGATCGTCTCCAATATCGTACAGCCGTGCAGTGCCTTTGTCCTTGTGAGTTCGTAATTGGCGACCAATGCTTTGCAGCACACGAATACGAGATTTGGATGGAGACGCAAATATGATGTTGTTCAGCCTCCTTATAGAAATCCCTGTACTAAAAGTACCGTATGAAGCAATAATGATCGCATCATTTTCGCTTTCCACAAT